GGTAGTCACGCCATTCAACATAGTTTCCGTTCTCGTCTGACTGCATCACATCACCACCCAGCGTCTGCTGTGCTTGGATGCTGGCTACATTGTAGCGTGGAGGCTTGTTTAGGTTTCTCATTTGTTGCTTCCTTCTACGAGACGAAGAGGCGTAGGCAGTTGATAGCGTTCGCAGTAGTAGTACAGACCGCGCCGGGTCGTACCAGCCATACGGCAAGCCTCACTTACTCCGTGCTTCTTAGCCAACTCATAGGCTACCCGTGTACGCAAGCCGTGCCTGGCGTTCTGATGATTACCGCTGGCTACGAGTTGCTTTGCTTGCTCGACCATACCATCTGCCTTCCATACCAACGGGAGTTTATTCTCGATGGCATACCGACGGATGCTACAGATAGCCACACCCCAAGACTGGGACGCAGCTCGCAGAGTGCAGTTGCTTCTGATGAGCATCTCGTAAGCGCACTGAATCTTCTTAGCCCTTGAGCGTGGCTTCCTTTCTGCCACGACAGGCGTTGCGTACTGGGACATCAACTCCCGTACACGATCTGGGGAAAGTAACTTGCTCACTTGTTGATACGCAGAGCGTAGTTAAGGATTTCCATAATGTCGTCATCAGAGAGGTCGGGACTTACCCGAACCTCCTGCGTGACCACGAACTCGGTCTTGGATTTAGACCCAGTCTTTTCGTCGAGGGTTTCCCACTCGTCTTCGTCGATGTGCGTGTTGTCCATATTAGAATGGTACGTCGTCGGTGGGGTTATCCGTGATGAGTTCGTCGATGGAAGCACCGGGCAGACCTGGCATCGGCTTGTAGGCTTCAGCGGACTGGTCGAGTGCGTCACGGAATGCCTTGTCCTTCTGGCTAATCTTACCGTTGTAAGGCTTAGGCTGATAGTTCTCGCGCCACCACTTGAGGGAGGCCGGAGGCAGCTGACCAAGGGTCTGACCCTTCTGTTTACCGAAGGGGATGACGACAGTACGCCACGTGCCATCAGACTCCACAGGGGCAGGAGCAGGGGCTTGGGCTACAGGGGCTTGATACGAACGAGCAGGGGACTCAAAGGACTGGGCAGGAGCAGGGGATGCACTGCCGTCACCACCGGCCCAAGTCGGGAGGGATGGAGGATTCCAGCGGAAGCGAGTACCATTCTTGGTCTTGCCGTCATACTTGCCATCGTTGGTGATGATAGCCCACGCTTCGGGTAGATCGTATAGGTAGCGCCCGATGCCCAGGTTCACCACGGCTCTCTTCATTGCACCAGAGGCAGCAGACTTGAACGGGTCGATGTCACCGTTGGCTTCCACGGCACAAGAGCCAGACACGCTACGACTATTGAAGACACGAGTCTCACCGTCAAGCGAGTTGATGTCGATGGTGATGGTCACGGTGCAGACGGCTTGCGTACCGATCTGGATGAACTCTTCGTTGTGCGACCAGCAAGTGCCGAACACTTCGTCGAGGCGTTCCATAGCAGCACGGTTGTCGATGTAGCACAGGCACTTTGCCCAGATGCTACCGTCTTGCTTGTCCCCGGAGGACTGGAGTCGCCACTCAATGCGTTCAGCAGAGAAGGGGGCGCGGAGTTGCTTAATCATTTCTGTCTGTTTTTCGGTAATCATAGGATTAGATATCGTCGGTTAGGTTATTGTATTGGGTTAAAGGGATTTCCTTATTGTAAGACTTCCACACATCGAAGGACGCTTCGTGGGAACGCCAAGCTGCGTTGAACGCATCAAGGACATCTGGGTGTAGGTCGCGCCCGTGGAGCATATTGAACTCACGGAGGTTGTGGAAGACCTTCTCCATCTTGTCAGACAGATAGGCGACCTGGGCTTCGTGTGCGTTGGATAAGGATTCGGCACGATCTACTTCCGCATTGGTGATGCGGAGTAAAGACCGAATGTCTTTTATTGGGTTACTCATTGTTGTGGTGGGAGGAAAGTTACTTGGAGAGGATGCCCTTGGCTCGCAGGAGGATTGCCCTGCGTTTGCCGGAGGTCACGTTCTCGTTGAAGTAGAAAACCTTGGCTTGGCTGTAGCCCATATTGTAAGCCATATACAACTTCATAGGAGTAGGCTTAATCTTGTTACGAATCATACGCTCTTCGTGCATCTTAAGGATGAGTTCAGCTGCGTGATGCGACATCGTATAGTCGTGAGCGTACGTCCTCCAGTTGGATGACAGGAGTGGATCGTGAGGGCCGGCAGTTACTCGGTTGTAGGCAACAGCATCAGCCCAAGCCGCCTCTGAGATTTGGAACGCGCCAAGGCTACGACCATTGTCCCCGACAGCGTCCTCATTGACGTTGGACTCAATGATGGCGACCTTGTGGATGAGGTCAGAGGTTACGATAGACTTTGCCTCGCAGGAGGCAACAGCCAGGAGCAGTGATAGTAGACGTTTCATAAGGATGTGAATGGTATGAGTACTAAAATGTCAGCGGTCAATATCTTTTTTTCAAGTCCTGCAAATATTCCGTTAATGCTTGTTCACGGGCTGCACGGATGTGCTTGCAGATGCGTTGCTCTTCCGGCTTATCCCACAGGCGGCGACTCCAATGTTCACAGGTGCAGTTGTTCGTAAGGATGTTGGTCGTGTAGTATGCCTGGCTCGACTGGCTTTTGACCTTCCAGAGCGTCAGCGGATACCGGCAGTCCAGTGCCTCAAGAGTGAACTGGGTGGTAGTATTCACGGAGTCGGCGCAGGAAGGCTTCACCTGTTTCCTTGTTGTTGAACCTGTCGAGGAGGGTAGTTCCATTGTAGTTGGTCGTGATGATTGTGGGTCGGAGATTGCTGGTGCGTTCGTCCAGGATGGCGAACAGGTCTGCCTCAAGGCGTGGGGTCAGTCGCTCCTTCCCCAGATCGTCGAACGCCAGGAGGGGAACGGTGCAGAAGAAGTCGAGTACCTTGCCGTGCTTGTGGTCTTCAAAGCCCTTCTCGATGGAGGCTTCAAGTTTCCGCATAGGCAACCATACTGCCCGTTCCGGGAAGTCGTGCAACCACAGGCGATTGAAGAGAAGCCAAGCAGTCCTCGTCTTACCCGTCCCAGTCGTCCCGTGGAGCAGGATGCTTGCCTTGGTGGACGGTGACCATCCCGCAGCCGTCTGAAGGCTCTGTGGGAGCAAGGCAAGGTCTGTATCGAGGAACGCCTTGGGATAGTCTGGGTGATGGTGGATGAACTTGTAGCCCTTGCCAGCGAACATCTCCGTGTAACTGAAGGGATGCGTGAAGTGGGAAGTCTTCCCGCTGATGGCGCAAGCCTCACAGGTGTAGAAGTTCAGCAGCTGATTCTTGTTCGTGTCCAGCACAGGTGTCACCGGCCCTTTGCATCCCCGACAGTATGGTCGTTCAGAATCCATTAGCGTGGTCGTCCTTGGTTAAGATTTTGGAAAAAGATTTACTGTTGTATCCAGACTTCTTCTCCGGGAACAGACCCTGCCAGTCGTTGGAGATAGATCGGTTGATGCACTCGATGGCTTCAGCCTCCGTCAACGCACCGAGCATAGCCAGCTGCTTCTGCTGGGCGAAGGCAGACAAAGCCTTCTTGGACGAACGCCTGTACTTCACCCACTCGTCCCAAACCCTACGGAACATAGGACTGTGAGGAAGGGGTAAGGGGTTATTATTATCCTCTGTGTTATCCTCTGTACTATCTGTACGAAGTCTATTTCGTGGGGGGGGTGAAATGGGTTTCGTGGGGGGTACGAAATTGGCTGCATCCCCTTTGAGGGATACGAGAGCCTGTTTCTCTACCGTCCGAAGGATGCGTTTACCGTCCACCTCCAGGCGTACCACAAGGCCGGTATCAACGAGAATCTTTAGGAGGTTCTGTACCTGTCTTGGGGTCAGCGCCAAGTTCGTGGCGATCCACCCGTTGGACGCATAGCATCCCTCGTCGCCATCCAAGGCATCAATCAGTCCGTAAAGGACACGGGCAGACAAAGGAATGTCCACCCGTTCCAGTACAGCCTTGGGAATCCAAGTGCCGTGTGTCATATGCTTTAGACCGTATCGCCTAGGGTAAGAGTCAACGGCTTGCCGAAGTTGAAGCCTGGGAACACATCGGACTCATAGCAGTCGTTGTAGATGCGGTAGTATTCGTCCAGACGCATCTCAGCGTGGGCAAGCCAGCCTTCATCCAAGGTCACCTTGCAAGAGTCGTGAGCTGCCGTTTCCGTCTCAGCAAAGTACAACGCCATCTCTTCCGGGGAACGATTGATGGCGATCTGGAGACAGCGACGATAGTGTGCGAGTTGGATGTCGTAACCACGGTCACGGATATCCCAGAACAGGGACTTCTTTGTGAGAGCCTTGCCGTAAGTCTTCACGTCGCCCAGCCACAAGTTGCCAGCCGTATCCGTAACGAGGATGTCGATACGAGCCTTCATAGGAAAGCCGTACTTGGGGTGCTTGACGAAGATAGTAACTTCCGTGTCTACCTTGCCACGCTTAAGCAGCTCGTCGTAGTACGGATAGTTAGCCAGCGACTGTGCAGTTGCCTTGCCCTGCTCCATAGAGGACGGGGACAGGAGGATGCCGTCTGGGTGTTCGATACGCCAGGCTTCACGCGCCTTCTTGCTACCTTCACCCGTGGTCGGGAGACAGGCGAAGTTGTCCAGCGTACCACGGTCAATCAGCAGAGCGTGGACGTAGTTGCCGAGGTCGGTGGCAGCCGAAGACTCAAACGTGTCGGTCTTGGCGTACAGTGGAGAGACAGCAAACTTCTTGAGGAAGGATGCGTTAACTCCGGGGTTCTTCTTGTAATCTGCGAAGGACAGATCGTGGATGATTTGGGATGTGTTGCTCATAGGTGAGGACAGGTGGGCTATTGTATGTAAGGAGTAATGTCAACAATAACCATAGGAGTATCTCCGTGACCCTTACGCAGTACCAGTTCCACGATAAGCCCGTCGTCCTTCAGCCAGCCAGAGTCAACAAGGCAATCCAGCACGGACTTGGATAAATTATCCAGGTCGGGTCGGGTGGACTTAGACACCACATCAGCCCCGGTCTTGTCGGCAGTCTTCTTGCTCTCCTTGGTGTGTGGGTAGATGAACACTATACCCACTTGGCAAGGCTCGTCAAGGGGGGTGACCTTGGCTTCCTGCGCCAGCGTCTTCATCATACTGGTAGCCTGGACACTCCACTTCTTGGCAGAGGACTTAGCCATCTTGCCTACGAACATCTGTCCTGTCTTCTTGTTCTTGAGGATACGGAGAGCTGCTTGGTGCGTGGGTGGTGGCTCGATCTGGATGTGGAACAACATAGTATACGGTTACCTTCCTTGATTAACTGGGTCAACTGTGTATATTGACTTAATGGATACAGACCCAAAGTTTCAGCGATTAGATGGTACGAACCCGGAGGCCGGCAAGAAGTTGCCCAAGCATACTGTTAAGCGTATCGAGCAACTGCTGAAGCAAGGAACAGCCCCATCCGACACAGCCAAGATGACCGCAGTCGAGCCACGGATCGTCGGAGAGATTCGTAATAACTTACAGGATACAGGACAACTCGACGTCCTGGCATTCAAGCGCAAGACCGCACACCGCCTTGCATCGTTTGTAGACAAGGCAACCGAACGACTTGAGAACGAGGTAGACGGAATCCCCCTTGGGCAACTGATGCTTTCAGCTGCCATTGCCATTGATAAGTTGGACAAGTTGGTTGACCCTACCCCTACCGTTAACATTAAAGCAGAGTTGCGTATCTCTGCGGATGACATCAATAAGTTGTTGGATACCAAGAGTTTGATTATCGATGCCGAGCCAGTTGACCCGCCCAAGTCGGAATAAAATCACAAAAGAGTTATTTAGGCGTTGACTGAGTGAAGGGGCTTTGCCATCACTGGCAGTCCTTCCTATGAGCAATCAACCTAATACACATTATATCTGTGTGCTAAACATTCGGGCAATCCCTGTTCCGAACTGCCACAGTCAAATCGCAAGCATTCACAAAGACCCGGCTGTATTCATCAGTCGAATCAACGAGAAGGCTAGTCAGTTCCCGGAGTTCATTGCCCACGAATGGTACGTGCGTCCTGTGCGTGTCTCCCGTTGCGGTAGTGATAACAGCATCTACACCGATCTGGACTCTGGCTACAACTACCCAGTGGCTTACACGAACGAAGAAGGCGCAGTCGTCTACAACAATAAGCACCCTCTCTACGACCAATACATTCTCCCTCAAACCAAATAACAATGACCCAAGAAATCCCAACCAAGCAGAAGCCTCAGACCATCGCAGATGTGGTCGAGTTCTTCGACCTCAACAAGCGTCCGGCTCAACGCCTCCACGACGCAGTCACCGACGATGTAGTCAAGGCTCTGACCTGGACGACCCTGCGTTCGCTGGCATTCGCCTGTCGTGACCCGAAGACCAGTGCCAAGGGTATTACCCTATCCCAGAAGGTTATGATGTACCGCAAGTACGACAAACTCTGGGAGTCCATCGCTGAAGCCGTTAAGGTCTATGGCGCGAACATCAACAACGTGAAGTGCGAACCAGAGATTGGCGAAGACGTAGCTGCCTTCCGCACTCGCTTCCTTCAGTCCGTTCTGGGTCTGACCAAGTGAGTAACGAGGAATACCTTAATTCCTTACACGCACAAAACGAAGAACTCGAAATGGAAATCCAAATCCAATGCGAGGAACGCCTCATCCTTGAGAAGCGTATCGAGACTATGAAGAAACTCTTGAGCGAGTTTGAACAAGCCTGTTCCGGCAGGGCTTCTGACAAGATGCAAGCCACGATCAAGAAGTGGCGCTCCTTCCAGAAGAAAATCGCAAAGGAGAACATCGTCTAATGCGATACCTTTCAGTATGCTCCGGGATTGAAGCTGCATCTGTGGCTTGGCATAAACTTGGCTGGACTCCAGTCGGGTTTGCAGAGATTGAACCATTCCCGTGCGAGGTACTGAAGCAAAGATATCCAGACGTAAAAAATTATGGCGACCTCACAAACTACGAACAATGGGACATCGAACCAGGAACAGTTGATGTTATGGTCGGCGGCCCCCCCTGCCAGGCATTTAGCGTGGCCGGTCTCAGAGAAGGAATGGCTGACCCACGTGGTAACCTATCCCTCCTCTACTTCGGACTTGTTAACCGAATTAAGCCAAAGTGGATTGTGTACGAGAATGTTCCGGGACTCCTGTCAGCGAGGGGTGGATCAGATTTTTCGTCCCTCATCTCTGCGTTGGCTGAATGCGGGTATGGGTTCGCCTACAGAATGCTCGACGCACAGCACTTCGGTCTGGCCCAGCGTCGGCAAAGAATCTTCCTCGTTGGCTGCCGTTCTGGAGACTGGCGACATTCCGCAGCGGTACTATTTGACGGCCCAAGCAGCTTCGGGCATTTTAAGAAGGGCGAGGAAGAGGGAGAAGAAGTTGCCCCCACTACTGGAGTCGGCGCTGGAAGCCCAAGCCGAATCAACTGCACACCTGGAGGAATCTCCGGAACAGTCAGCAACAAGTGGCACAAAGGAAGTGGAGGGCCAGCAGGAGATGAACATTACAACTTGGTCGCAGACGGACGACCAGTAGAGTTGCCCATTGCTTTCAAGGTACGATGCGGTGGCGAGTACACAGGTACAAAGGGTGGCGAGGTAAAGCCAACTGAACGTGGCGGTACTGGTATGCTCCACTATGAAGACAAAACATTTACTGTCGCTGCCACCCAAGACCAGTTCGTAGCCACGCCTGTGACGTACAGCATCCGTGAGGACAGCAGTGCCAACACGTTCCACGTCAAGGAAACCGATACGGCTCTATGCGTCACGTCCATCCGTCCGTCGCCTATGGCTCAACACGCACAGAACTTTATCGTCCATCCTCAACAGGTATTGTACGAGAACCATCCCAACGATAGCCGTGTGACCGGCCCTCACGAGGTAGCGCCGACCATAGCTGCACGTTTCGGTACGGGCGGTGGCAACGTGCCGTTCGTCCAGAACCTGTCGCCTGTTGCGTTCCAGCCTGGCAACCTTGCACGTCGAGCCGGAAGCGATCCATCGACGGAAGTCTTCCCTACCTTGTCCAAGGATAGCGGTGACCAGAACCCTCACGTCGCAGTACCTATGGCGGTACGTCGCTTGACCCCCGAAGAATGTGAAGCCCTGCAAGGGTTTCCAAGAAACCACACCAGAATCTCTTGGCGCGGTAAGTCCCCGGAAGATTGTCCAGATGGCCCAAGGTATAAAGCCATTGGAAACTCGATGGCTACCAACTGTATGCACTGGATAGGTAGACGCATCCAATTGGTTGACGATCTGGTTACCGAGTTGAACCAGAAGCAGGGGTAGGTATGTTGTATGTATGTCCTACATACGCATCGAACCTCATAAGCATTTCAAGAAAGCAATCCACAAGGTACGCAAGGATGGATACATCACGTATAACTACTGGGGTCTTGTTGAGGTATGTATGCAATTACACAGCGAGTCACTTGAGGACGCACGTGAATGGGTAGAGTACAACATCCTGGGGTTGAACGACAGCGACGAAAGCCTGTTCGGGGTACACTACGAAGACCCAGAAGCACCCTCAAAGGTACGCAAGGTACGGCGCAAGGTAGGCCGGTAGGTAGGCCGGTAGGTAGGCTTAAGGTACGCTGGGTAGGTAGGTACGCACACGTGTGTGGGTGTGACGTAAGAGCTGCCGTCGTCCGGCAAACCAAGGCCGGCTTCACGACGTACAGTTACGATCTGCTGGTCAGCTGCACGGCACGTGTCCTGGCTGATAGGCACACAGCCATTGAGTGGGTACACAAGCACGTCCTGCACCTGGCTGAAGGGTCGAAACCCTCTCTGAAAATAATCTATAAATAGTTTACTTTGATGTTGACGCAGTAAACAGGAGTAGTTTGTGTGTGTGTCCTTACTCACACATATGAAGCACATCATCACCATCAGCAACGACACGCTCCTCGTCATCAACAACGCCAAGGCTCTCAACCTGGCATTGCACGATCAGGACGAGAAGATTAAGAACATCGAGGCTACCTTGCTCCTTCCTTCTGGTCGGGCGCGTAGTGGTGGTCGCAAGGAATTGCAGGAAGCGAATGTCGTCCGTGACCATTTGTACAATGAATGGCAGAAGACGTTTAACTTGGCATCCAATCTTCTGCGTACTGCGACCAAGGATTACATCAAGGCGAGCTGCATTCGGATTCTGGAGAATCAATCCGACCAGAACGACTCTGACGTTGGTACGATCCTCCGAGCTGCCGTCATCGCCATTCAGCACGAATCTGGTAAGCACACCATTCGCATCGACAATCCCATCGCTGGTTACGGATTCAGTTATGACGTGTACTGTGCTTACTCTGAACACTCTGGTCTGTGCATCAACGTGACCGAACACAATGGGGGTCGGTCGATTAGTGGAGGTATCGCAAACGTTCGTCGCAAGTATCAGCCATTCCGTCTTGAAGACGAGCGTGTCAAGGACGTGAAGTTTTCCATCAACGAACAAGGCAACCTGGCGGTCGATGTTCCAGCATCCTATGCTGATGGTGGGTACGTTGTGACGTTGAACAATCACGACGAGTTAACTTCTGAAGAGGCACACGCAATGGCACGTGTCATCACGGCGCTTGGTCATATCTGTCACTCGTTCACCAATATCAAATTGGCGTGTTTCGAGTACGCCACATCCAGCATCCTGTAATCATTTCCCACACACACATATATGAACCTACAACAATTGATGGTACGTCTCATTGACCAACAAGAAGGAGGTACACCAGCACGTATCGATGCTTTGCTCGACTTGATGGTCGTAGTCAAAGACCTGGCTGGCGATCTCTCTAACGAGTCACACGCATCCTCGCTCGACTACGAGAAGTCGGCGCGTACGTCGCAGGACGTAATGGAGGATAAGAAGTACGCTCGCCTGTACGCCAAGGATGCATTGGCATTCGTCCAAGCTGCGGACGGCATCCACAAAGTATATAGCAAACTCTACAAAAAGATTAACTCCTAATACACATATGAAAAAACAAAAAAAGAAATCCGACATTAAGACGTACTACGTCACGCACATCATCACCATCGTCCAAGAGATTCCGGCACGTGACGAGGATGAGGCAATCGAGCGAATGAATGAAATGATGATGTTTGATTGTGAGTCACGTGCGGCGCTAACAGAAGAGGGTTGCACGTCTACTTCCACTACTGATTGGGAAATGGAAGCACGTGATGCAGAGGAGCAAGCAGAGTACGAATCCAATAACTAATTCCTATGAGCAAAACCTATTACACAGAGAAAGCCTGGCATCGAGCTGCCGTCGAAGACCCTCGCAATCCTTCCTTCACCATTATGGAGATTGAGTTTAAGGCCGGCGACACGCTGGTCATTGGCGACGAAGAGTACTCGGACGTAGAGGAGGTACTCAACGAGTGTCCCTTCTATCACGACGGAGACATCTACCAAGGTAATCCCAAGGACGTACTCGACTGCGTGACGATCTACAAAATCGTTGACTAATGGCGCGGCGCGTAACAACGTATCTATCTTCCCTATGAGTACAAAATCCCAGAAAGCACACGACAAATCTCTCCTCGACCTGGCACACGCAGTTGCCTATGCGTTTAGGAATACGTCCAATACTGCCATCCAGAATCTCGCATCTAAATGGATGTTGGATTGGGAGGAGTTACAAGGCAAGGAATACCTTGAAGACGCAGACACGTCTTGGTACGAGAAACGCATCCACATCGTGCTGGAGCTGCTTATATCCTGTCGAGACGATAGGGAGAAGAAATCCCTCCTTAAAGTGTTGGCTAAAAACATCGATTCGTATGCAAGTGTGGTCGCACATTGTCCTTCCGGATATTTCTCCAAGGACATTTATGAACGCACGTCCAACGTCCTTGATGGCGTTATCATCCTCTAATCTCCCACCACACCACAATGAGCGAACAAGACGAAATCACTATATTGGCAAAGCACCTGGCTGACGTGTTGCGAAAAGACGAACACGAAATTGCAGAGCAATTGGTTGCTGATGCTGATGGTCACGACGAGCGTATGGGATTGGTGAAGGCGCTACTCTCACTCGCTGGCGCGGTCGCACGTGAAGTTATGAGCGACACGTCCGCAGTAGGCGATGGGTATGATGTGTGTTCGCAAACAGGCGAGACGCACACAGGAAACGGAACAGCAGACGAGGGTCGTGCTATGGCATTGCATTACTATGCTTGCGCTTCAGCTGCGAGTCACGTCTGGGATAAAGCTGCTGACCTGGAGGTAGAGTTTGACAAGTTAATCGAGAAGGCAAACGATCTCCCATCGGAAATCAACGCAGAGCAATACCTCAAGACGTTGAAATCCCTATCCTAATTTCCCACCACACCACAATGAGCAACACCAAGAAGAAAGAACCAAAGGTATACACGATCTCGGAAACGATTTACGTGTCCTACCAAGTCGTCGCAATGTCTGAAGAAGACGCACAAGAAGCATATCGGAATCTGCCCACTAACAAATGGGACGACCTGGTTGCTGAAGCTGCGTCCAATAACTACTGCGACGACGAGGTAGTTAATGAAGACGAGTACGACCATCAGTCGGAGGCTGGCAATTATCCTATCTCCGACAAGGCGAAGAAGTACATCAACAAGAACCTACCCGAAGCCTAATATGAAAATTGAAATCGAGCAGGACATTCCGGAAGGTACGCCAATCGTAGAGGCTTGCTGTATCGAGGCGCGTAACCTGGGCATTCGTGACGGAGCGAACACGGCACATTGGGTAGCACAAGACACGTTTGGTGGTCGTTGCACACGTGACCACAAGGAGAAGGCTCGTGCCGTCCTTGAGTCTATCGAGTCGTGCGACCACACGCATATGGACGTGACGTTGCCCAATCTCTCTGGCGAGTATGCTGATGGTATGACTCCGACAGAATTGCTTGAGACAGTTAAGCAGTATCAAGACGTTGGACGAGGTATGCACGAGGCAGAGGTAGACGAGGCGCTGGACGATATCTGCCAAGCATATGAGGATGGCGTGACGGAAGGGTACGAATGGCAATTGGCTACCCTCGCCAAGAGTACGCTGGAGTAGGCAAGGTACATAGGTAGGTAGGTAGGTACACACGCACACGCACACACGTGTGCTTGTTTGTTTAGAGCTGCCGTCAGCACGTCAAGGCCGGCAAGACCTGGCGGTCGTGTGGTCGAGCTGCCGTCCGACGATCAGCACGTCGTCCGCACGTCCGGCACGATCCACCGACTTGGCTGTCGTGTATCCATAACGTCACTACGTTGCGACCCGACGACCTGGCTGAAGTCTGCTGTTGACTATGGAGCGCTGCCGTTGACTATCAGAGACGCACAACGCACATTATATGTCTGAACGAATCACCAAGGCGCGACTCGACTCACGTGTCGCCATTATCAACGGAGGGTTATTCCTCCCCAAAGCACCCTACACAAAGCTGCCGGACGGCACGTCCAAGCAGAACAAGGGTCATATCTATATCCAACAGGTTTACGGAGGGTATATGATTGAACAGTTTTGCGAGTCTGGTTCAAGGAACGTCCGTGAACGACTCTACACGGCAAGAGAGTGTTGGGAGGCTCTTGGGGGTATCATTGAAGGAATGTACCTTATGTCCAAATACTTTGACCTGTACAAGAAGAAGGAAGACGTAGACGCTTCCGATCTCAAGTAACCCTTTCCCCCAACACACACACACAATGAGCAAACAAACCGAAGAACAACACCAAGCCCTTAACGAAAAGTTAAGGGAGGTAGAGGCTGCCTTCACTATGGCACGACTCTACAGTAACCAAGCGTCCTGCCGTATGGCATCAGAGGAGCGTCGCTTCATTGCGTCCTTCCTCTTTGGACGTGCTGTAGCCTCCGTCTTCCTCTCGATGGATTCGGGACAGTTAACCTCTAAAGCGTCAGAGGAATTGGCAGAACACGCAGAAGCCTCACACAATGACGTGTGCAACGTCATTAGTGGCGCGTACTGCTTTACGTGTGCTGATAGTACGACTTGCCCCTGCAACGTCGGAAGCATCGAGTCGCTCGACGTTTACGACTCAATCCTGCAAGACCTGGCAAGGGAACACAACGGAGGCAAGGAAGCAAAGCCTTACAAGTCGCTCGTCGAGTCGCTCCGTCCTGCTGCTGACTTCCTTGTGGCGATTGCTACAGTCGAGAAAGACGCTCAAGCAATCGAGACGGCAAACCGAATCCGTGCGCTGGTAACCGAGTGACGTTTTCAGTAGTCTTGCTCCTTGTCCTGCTTTGGTTCGGGACACGGAGGTAACCCAAGGGGAGCAAGTCGCTCCCCTTTTTTGTGCCTTTAGCTGCCGTTTACGATCAGCCGGAGGCGCGTAGACTTTTTAACGTCCAGCAGTAAATAATGCTTGAGTTTACTGTTTTGCGTTTAGACGTGTCCAGCGTCGTCCTGGTGGCTGTTTACTGTTTAGACGACCATACCCCTTAACCACACAGTAAACCAGCCTTGTGGGTCAATTGTGCAAGGACGTAAATTGCTGATAATCAACACTTTATGTAACTTACATAAATGCCCAAAAACAAGCACCAATCCTTCAATCCTGGGTAATGAACCTATGATTAAAATATTATACACAAAAAGAAAGATTCGCTTGACTTGAGTATTTACTTGACTGCGACCTGGACACGCATTCCGACCAATGTTTACAGGGGTTTTATGAGCTGCCTCCACAATTGACTTTAGAGGCTCTTTCAGAGGCCGGCGTGATAGTTAACCCTAACAGTAAACAAAACGTCTCTACGGGCTTCCCAGACACCTCAAACACGATCTGCCGGAAATTAGTAAACTTTGCTTGTAAAGACCTGGCTAAAGGGGACAATTCTGGACGCACATCCTATGCACGACGATATCCCCCCCACATTGACGGAGACCGCTCTTGGTTTCCTTGGTTACTGTATAGCCACGGCGGCGCTGGTCTCCATACCGCTCCTAATGGTCTACTTCCTCTCATAATGAAAGACCCACTACACCGGAAGACCAAGCAGGAAGACGCAGAGGCTCTCGGTCTCGCTCTGATTGCTTGTTGTGCCTTCTCTAACTCTGCTCTGACGGAAGATGGTATCTGCTGCGGAGAGAACGAGTACTATTACAGAGTAGCAGAACATTACTGCGAAATTGACGAACCAAAGCCCATCGACTTACGCACGACGGCAAAGGTGCTTGAGACGCTTGCTCTGCAATTCCGCACATTTGCGGAAAACCTGGAGGAAGCAGAGAACAACGGAGACGACGACGACGAGCGTATGCAAGCACGTGAAGAGGAGAGTCGCAAAGAGTAAGCAGTAAACGAGTACGCTCACAAGGGAGGCAAGTAGCCTCCCTTTTTTGTGCCTTGGTAGGTAGTCGGTAGGTAGGTACACGCACGCACACGCACGCACACGCTCCGGCACGTAGGCGCGTACACGATCAGAAGGCCGGCAAGACCTGGACACGCCAAGCTGCCTTTAGCTGCCGGACGTATTCACAAAATACTTACGCACGTATCCACAAAGTCACGACTCCGGCACGTATCCAAAACGTCCTTACGCTTGTATGATCAACACGTGCCAAACCTGGCTATTGACTATCGCGCGATAGTTAACACCATTGAGGACGTTATGAATAACACCACCAAGCACGCCCTAGTCCATTCGTTCACCCATTCCGTCACGCGCACGATTAACCTCGTCCGTGATATGGAAGCAACCTACCTCGATGCAGTCGAGGAACGGAACAACGCTCTGTTCCCTTCCAAGGCTTACGAGAACGCAGAGCAGAAGGTTGAAGACATCGAGGAGGAAGCCTCTCGCCTCATCTTCGGTAATACTCACGCTCTGTCCTTCTCCCAATGCTTGGAGGAAGTCGACTTGATGGCGAGCGATTGGGAAGTCGGTCAAAACGTCTTCGCCTCCTCCTCTATCAATCGTCCTCAAGCAATCACCAAGGGAACGGACGTGTTCCGCTATCGAGGTGCTTGGGTTGTCCTTCGCTTCCGCATCGAGAATGGTCAGCCTGCTCTCTGGTTCTTGCACGTGCCGGAGTGGGTTGTCGTTCCGCAGCACCTTGGCTTCTGGCCTCCTGCTAACCCCAAGCAGTAAACAGGACGACACGACAGAACAAGCCCCGCCACGTGCGGGGTTTTTTTGTGCCTAGTCATTGCCTCCACCGATCTCAAACGGCGGCGCGTAGACCTGGAGCGACCCGTTGCACGTGCCGGAGGATGTAACTAACAAGTCACTACGTGCCGGAGCGTGACGGCAGCTCTACGTATCCAATAACTCACTACGCTCTGTATGCGTTTACTCACTACGCTCTGTAGTTAACTTCTCACTACGTGCTGTATGTGAAAAGTCACTACGTGCTGTATGTGAAACCTGGATACGGAATATAATATTTCTTGTAGAGAATATAATAAAAGGCCGGCTGGATGGATTATAATATTTCCTGTAGACTTTATAATAAAGCACGGACGACGACAGACGACGCGCCTCGACGTCGAAGGGGCGGGGGGGATCGCCCCAGGGGGAGGGGGGTGCAGCTCAAGCGGGTCTACCCAAATAGACTTTTTCTGCAATAAGACCTACTAATGGAGTCCAGTGGAGTATCTAATGGAGATAGATGGGTTATGAGGTAGGCTTATATGGAGTATTAGGGAATCTAATAGGTCTTGTGGAAGTGGAGTACGGATTTGACAGTGATTATTGTCCCCCCTTAATAATCCCCTGTCTCCCCCCTCAGTCCCCCATAGGGGGAAGGGGTTATTCTCGTAGAGAAGCGAAGAGATAACCTCTGGGAGACAAGTTGACGAAGTCCCAATATAAGGTTAGATCGTTGGATATGGACATTAAGATTATCAAGGAAGCGGAGGTAATTCGGCTTACTGGATTGAGTAAGGACGAGATGAAGGAGTGGCGGGGTAGGCTTGAGGAGGGCAAGCATTGGGTGCGTGTGCCTAGCAACCGGCCTAAGAAGTTATGGGCTGTTGGATGGACGGAGGCTGGGGTAGAGGCTTTGAGTAAGGGCGCTGACTTAGGGGAGCTGCAAGCCGACCTGGACAAGAGTTTGGAGAAGCCGAAGGAGTTCTTTGGGGTGGTTAAGGGCAAGTTTAAGAACAACCGTATTATCCTTTGTGATGTGGAGTATGATAAGGTTAAGATTGAGGCTAACGTCCTGGTAAGGGATAGCCGGAACTTTGTGGTGGGTATGCGAGTGCCGTTGAGATCGGATGGGGGTCGCTGGGTGGCGGCGAAGCATCCTCGATTTGGGGGGCGCTGGTAATGGACGACAAGCCGAAGAAGCGGAGGAAGAAGGTCAAGGTCAACGAGGTGACCCATAACGACGAGCAGCTGGAAGGGGCGATGTTGGATGCGTTGACTAAGTTAAAGGGGTATTGTCCGCAGGGGGTGATTATCTTGAACTCCAAGTCAGACAAGTGGAAGGTCTTGGCTTTTGGCGGTGGCAATAGTAAAGAGAACTTCCATACGGTACTGGGAGCTGCTCTTGCAGCCGGGGTAGTAGCCCTGGAGAGTGGGCCGGAAGGTGCGACGGAATGGGATGCTTGACACGATCTACCGACGGCTCATTGTGACTTGTACAACGGCTCTCCCCTCTACCGAAAGGCACGGGAGAGTCTTCTCTTTGCCTTGGTAGCATAATGGCGGTGCGCCTGTTTTGTAAACAGGGGGTTGTCGGTTCGACTCCGACCCAAGGCTCACTTCGGAAGTCTCATTCAATGGCAGGATACCTGGTTCGCGCCGGGCAATGGGGGTTCGATTCCCCCCACTTCCCAGTTTACTACCAATAAGGTGGACTACTTGACAAGTTATCCACATTAGGGAGACTTATGGCACTATGAAGTCTAAGAAGCACGAAGGTAAGGAATCCAAGAGCAAGGAGCGTGGCGAACACAAGCGTCCAGGTTATTCCAAGATGGAAGGTTTTGAGAAGGCTATGCACGGCAAGAACCGTGGTCCTGGCTTCAAGTCCTACGGCAAGTCCAAGGGCGGGATGTAACGGCTATGTTCCCATTCGACTCTCAAGAAGACGAAGAATGGGAAGAGCCGGATGCAAGTGACATTGCGTCCATCATTTTTTTAAGGACACCCAAAAACTATGGCAGACTACAAAGGCAGAAAAGTCACCCTTAACCGTCCGTTCCGAACACCTGGCGGCCCGAAGAAGTCGGCTGTCTATGTGAAGTCCGGCAACAAGACGAAGATCGTGCGCTTCGGTGACCCGAATATGACGATCAAGAAAAGCAATCCAGCCCGGAGGAAGTCTTTCCACGCTCGCCATAACTGTGCGACTGCCAAGGATAAGACGACTCCGAGATACTGGTCTTGCAAGGCTTGGTGAAACTCACCCAGCATCCAGTCATCAAACTCCCCTCAACGGAGGAGTTGAAGTTACTCCAGCACAAACTGGGGTCAGAAAAACTCGCAGACGTACTACGCATCCGTGAAGAAAAAATCCTTGCCGAGAAAACTGACCCATACCGTCACGGTTACGAGCCGTTCCACTGGCGCGATGCGGACGATCTCCTTAAGACCCACCAAGAACTGTGCGTGTTGGGTGGTAATCGTGCGGGTAAGACTGAATGGGCTGCCAAAAGGGTAGTTTCGGCGCTGGTTAACATCCCGAATGCCCGTGTGTGGTGTCTGCATACCACATCCCAGTCGTCCATCCAGATGCAACAGAACGTAATCTGGAAGTATATCCCCCCGGAGTTCAAGACTCTGAAGAAGGGGCGCGTGACGAACATCCAGTACTCGCAGAAGAACGGCTTCTCCGACGGCACTTTCATCTTTCCAAATGGCAGCCAATGCCATTTTATGAATTATGCCCAAGAAAAAAGAGTCATTGAAGGTGGTGAGTGCGATATCATCTGGTGCGACGAACTTGTACCGCTGGATTGGATCGAAACACTCCGATATCGTGTGGTTACCAGACGTGGTAAGCTGCTTGTTACTTTCACCCCGGTTTCTGGCTACACTAACGTCGTAAAAGAGTACATCTCTGGCTGTAAGGTCTTGGAAAGTCGAGTTGCGACCATCCTTGACCAGAAAATCCAGCACGTACCAGGCGTTCCGAACGGTCATATGCCGTATCGGGCTAAATCCCGTGGCAAAGATGCTGGGGTTATGTGGTTTCACTCCGAGTTCAACCCGTACAACCCTTTCGACGAGCTGCGTCGCACTTTGGACGGCAAAACAACTTACGAAAAGAAAATCCGAGCCTACGGCTGGGCTGACGGACTGGCTGGCGCTCAATTCCCACGCTTTGGCGATCTCAACGAGATTGACGACGATAAAATCCCCGAAGAAGGGACTAACTATATGGTCGTTGACCCTGCGGGGGCGAGAAATTGGTTTATGCTTTGGCTTCGGGCTGTCGGTACGGGCGAAAACACCAAGTGGTTCGTCTACCGAGAGTGGCCCGACGCTTCTTACGGTGAGTGGGCGTTACCAGACTCCAAGTTGGACGGCAAAGCCGGCCCAGCACAGCGAGCAGGGGCTGGAAGGGGCATCGCAGACTACAAGGCTCTAATCCGTGAACTGGAAGGGGACGAAATCGTCGAGGAACGTCGAATTGACCCTCGCGCCGGGGCTACACAGGCTGCAACCCAAGAAGGTGGCAGTTCGCTTATCGAGCTGCTTGCCGAAGACCCAGAGCCGATGTATTTCGATCCAGCACCTGGCATTCGCATCGACGATGGGGTGTCTGTCATCAATGACGCTCTGGCTCACGACCCTGGACAGCCGTTATCTCCCATCAACGAGCCAAAACTGTATATTGCCAAGTCTTGTGATAATCTTATTTACTCTTTAAGAGAGTGGACAGGTGCGGACGGAGATAAGGGTGCTTCCAAAGACCCGATTGACTGCTTGCGCTATCTTGCCACTATCCAGCCCGAAGAATACGACGATAACTCCTTTAAATGTAAAGGTGGAGGTTCTTACTGATGCGTAACCCAGACGAATACCCAATTCTACTCTCCAGATCGCTCGCAGAGCAGCTGACTGGAATTGATGTCCGTGAATTGGACAAACTTAGGAAAAATGGCATTATCCGGTGTTATACTACACTTGGGGGTCAACATAGATTCCATAAGTCGTCACTTTTACAATATATAGAAACAAAATCTACCAAAAGTTTCCAAAATGAACAGCACAGACTCCCGCAAGGATAAACTCACATTCCATACGGATACCCCCGATGTGGTGTATCTCCGTAAGGAACTTGAGCGTTCCCTGTACAACGGTGGCAATGTAGCCCGTCTAAACAGCAACGACGACATCCGTCTCACCCGCTGGGACGGTCAGACCGACGACGGCAAGAAGTACTCCAACAACGAGGGGGTTACCGCTTTCCCGTTTGAAGGTGCTTCCGATGTCCGTTGCCGTCTTGTTGACCAGACCATCAATGAACTTGTGGTGCTGATGGTGTCTTCGTGGAATCTTGCGCGTCTTCGTGTTTCTGGTACAGAGTATAACGACGCTGCTACTGCCGGGTCTATCCAGAACCTGGCTAACTGGGTCATCAATAACCGAATGAAGGCTGAACTTGTCCGTGAGTGCGAACTCTGGGCGCAGTACACACAGCAGTTCGGTTGGTCTGCCGTCCATATCGGCTGGGAGCGTAAACTTGGCATCCGAAACTCCACGATCACCACAGGCGAAATCCAAGCCCGTGGTATGAACGGTGACCAGATGGCTATCGAACTTTTCGGCTCGCTTCAAAATACGGGTGCATCCGACCTCACAAAGTCGTTGTTAAGGGCTGTGTATAACGTAGCCGAATCCGAAGTGGAGCGAGTCGCCTATGAATTGACAAGGGCCGGCACGTCTACCTACCGGGAGCAGTACACGGTTTCCAGCCAGCCAGCCGTAGCTGCGCTTAAACCGTTCGACGAGATTGCCTTCCCGCCAGAGACTCTCGACCTCCAGGATGCCCGTGTCATCTTCCGTCGAGTCCACTACACAGCAGTCGAGCTGCGTGAGTTCATTGAGACTGATGGCTGGAGCGAAGAGTTCGTTGAGGAAGCCGAAAATGCCGCTGGTAAGTCGTCTTGGTATGCAGACCCGAATCTCATCCCGACTACGACCAATGTCACCAACACGCTTCACCGCGCCGACAACCTGGTTGAAATCGTCTATGCCTATACCCGCCAGATTGGGCCGGACGGCATTCCTGCAATCTACTATACCGTCTTCTGTCCGCAAGTCCGTTCCGAACTGTACGCCAAGCACGAAATGCTTGAGTACGCCCACGGTCAGTACCCGTTCGTTGAAATGCGTCGTGAGCATCTCCGTCGCTCCATCATCGAGTCCCGTGGCGTTCCAGAACTCGCCTACACAGACCAGTTGGAAATCAAGGCACAGCACGACTCGATCCGTGACCGCACGGCTTTCGAGACTCTCCCGCCCATCAAGGTCAAGAAGCGTCTTGGCACTCAGAACCTCATCCAGCCCGGTGGTCTTCTGCCCGTCACCACGCCAGATGACTACACCTTCCTGTCTCCTCCGACTGGAAATCCTGCGTTGGCGTTCAACCTCATTGACCGTGTCGAAGCCCGCAATGCAGCTTACTTCGGTCTATACCACGCCAACATTCCTCCTGTTAAGACCCAGACCACCCAGCAGTTCTTGGTCAACAACTGGCTTAACGCCTGGAGCAAGGTCACCAAGCAAATCATTTCGTTGGCGCTACAGTATATGGAAGGCTCTGAGATCGAACGAGTCTGCGGTCAACCTATCGTAGTCAGCCCAGATGAAATCTGCCACGCTTATGACTTCAACATCTCGTACAACATCAAAGAACTCGATACCGACTATGTCTTGGAAAAACTTAAAGCAATGGCTTCCTTTGTTGTCCCGATGGATGCCGGTGGTATTCTCAACCGTAATGAACTTGTTACCCGCTTCGTGGAAGCCATCAGCCCAGAAGCGTCCAAGTCGCTCATCCTCGACCAAACGGCAGCGTCCCAAAAGATGTACGAGCAAGTCCAAACGGACTTCGCAAAGATGATGCTTGGGATGGAAGCCAACTACGTCGAGAACGACCCTTCTGCCAAGACCAAGCTGCAATACGCCCAAGACATTATGCAGAAGAACCCGAAGGCTCAAGCAGCTGCCCAGACAGACCCTCAGTTCCAGGCTCTGCTCCAGAACTACTTCCAGAACCTCCAGATGAGCGTCAGTCAACAGGATAACAAGACCATTGGTCGCCTTGGCGTTACCCCGGTAGCAGACCAGTTCGCCCAACAGCAGGGTGGTCAGCCTGGCGGTCAACAGGGGATGATGTAATCTATGGCTAAGACACTTAACGAACATAAACGCTCTCTTGCCTTTGAAAGCAACGAGGTCTTTGAAGCAGTCATTGCCTATCTCGATGCCAATATCGAAGGCGAGGTAGATCGCGCCATCTCGTACAACATCGAGGGCGAAAAGCGTATCCACGGCTGCGGACGTGCCGAGAGCCTCCGGGACTTCAAGGACTTGCTCTTAAGCGAGAACCAAGACGCTAAGGCCGGTAAGTACGGGTCGTGAGTTGAGGCAGAAGTTGCCAAAACTTACAAACACGGGGTCAGCCCGTTGACACATCTTGAAATGAGGGGTTATTCCCCATACGCCCCTGGGAGCGACCAATCCCTGTTATGCCAGATAATCAAAGCGCCGATATCGATACGGCCCAAAATAATACCGAGGTACAGTCTAACGCCTACTCCACAGGGCTAAATGAGGAATCTCTTGCGGATGCACTCCGTAAGACTCTGTTTGCCGATCCGGTGGAACAGACGGATGAAGCCCAGTCCGAAACTGAGGGCGAAGACCAAACGGAGGTCAAGGATGAGCCTGTAGCCGAAGCCGATAACGCTGAAACCACAGAGGAAGTCCCCCAGGCCGAGGATGGCGACGAAGTTCATTCACAGGAAGCACAAGACGACGAGGGAGACAGCGATCTCTCTAAGGGTGTGCAGAAGCGTATCGACAAGTTAACTGCAAAGCGAAAGCAAGCAGAAGAGGAAGTCGCCAATCTCCGTAAGGAATTGGATGCGCTGAAGCAAACGGTGACCGAGTCACAGCAATCGAGCGAACAGAGCAATAATAGCGTCACTGACGCAGATAATCCGTTCAGTTCGTTAAAATCGAAGGCTGAAGTTGATAAGGAAATCGAACAAGCCCGTTGGCTACGATATAAGTGTATGGAGAATCCAGAAGGGTTCTTTTTGGGTGAGAGTCAGTACGGCCCGGACGACGTGAAGCGTATGTTGGTTAATTCTACGAAAGCGATTGAAGAGCATCTGCCTAAGCAGCTTGCCCGAATCGATACGGAGAATCGAATCCGACCTATTGCCGAAGCGAACTATCCGTGGTGGAAGACTCCAGCCTCGAAAGAGTACCAGATGGCTCAACAGATGCTTAAGACCGCTCCGCAGCTCCGTAACTTCCCAGATTGGCAAATCTTTATCGGTGATGCTATCCGGGGAATGCAAGCACGTGAGGGACAGGCTAAAACCAGTCCCAATACCACAAGCAAGTCTAAATCACTACCGCCCGTCCGTCCTACCGCTACACCAGCCAAGACTAACTCTTCCGAAGCAAGAGCGAAACAGGCTGAAAGTCGATTCGCAAAATCGAACTCCGCAGATGACCTCGCCAAAGTGCTACTCGCTAAAGGCTTCATCTAAACCCCTCCCCCCTACCCCATAAATTACAATGGCAAAACTTCTCGAAAAGGACATCGTCAACGCTGGTAAGCGTGAAGACCTTGCTAACCTCATCGCTCTCGTCGATGCGAAGGACACCCCCTTCACCTCGATGGCGAAGAAGGGCGCACAGCCCGGTAACACCATCTTCCGCTGGCAGGCTGACCGTCTCCCCGCTACTACTACTCCGACCCCTGTCGTTGACGGCACGGATGTCGATCCCAACTCTGGTACGTCCAACTTCGTCAATGACGGTGGTACTCAGTACCGTGTCGAACTGTCGAACCGTATCCAGATCTTCCGTAAGGCTGTTCGTGTGTCCAAGTTGACCCAGGACGTCGCCAACATCGCTGGTGTCCGTGACGAACTCTCCAACAACGTCTCCAAGGCTATTACCCTTGTGAAGCGTGATATGGAAATCGCTATGTGCGGTAACCAAGCCGCCCAGGTCGATAACGGCACTGTCGGCTACCGTACCCGTGGTCTGGATAAGTGGCTCGTTGCCGCTGCCAATATCGACACCGTTGACCTTCCGGCTGCTGCTTCTGCCTTCTGCTTGTCTGCCTCGCAGATTTCGACAGTCGGTACGGCTGCTCTTACGGAAACCGTCGTGCAGGACATCCTCACGGGTATCTACAGCCAGACTGGTCAGTTCAAGGACTACGACGCTATCGTTGGCCCGACCCTTAAGCGAGCCTTCACGAACCTTGTGTTCACCACTACGCAGGGTACTGGCACTGCGCCAATGACTGCCATTCGTACGCTCAATCGTGAGTCCAGTGAGTCTTCGTACATCTCGTCGGTTGATGTCTTCCAGGGTGACTTCGGTCAGATTCGTCTGCACCCGTCGCTGTTCCTTAAGAACAACTTCTCTGGTTACATCATCCCGTTCGATATGGTCGAAGTCCGCTACGGTGGTAACGTCGCCCAGGTCACTGAGTTGACGGATAACGGTGGTGGCCCTGCTCGTCTCATCGAAGCGGTTGCCGGCCTCTGTATCTACAACCCGCTGGCCTTCGGTAAGTTCGACTTCAGCGCCTAATCCATAGGACGCTTGCCAGACATCATCCAGTCGATCTCTGAGGTAATTCCCTCCCATCTCCGCAAGGATATGGAAAGGGAACTCCTCACGGGTTGGAGGATGCAAGAGGCGGCTTCCTATACACAGGCAAAGCAGTTTGCGGCCTTCAATCACGCAAACGCAGCTAAATCAATCGAGGGGGTAGGCGAGTTGAAGGCTCGTATCCCTCTTTCTGCTTTTCATTACTGGGGTCACCGCCTTGGCTATGAATGTTGGAATGATGAAGAGTTCACCAACGACTTCATTAAACATAACCCGGAAATCGCTGTTAATAACCGGGTCAAGCGTACCGTCGTGAACGGCGCTATCTTTACAGCAGACGGTTACCTCACAAAATGAGAACCACCCACTTTTCGCCTATCCTGTTCAACTCTCTGCAACTTGCAGGACAGGATCGCCATATCATTTCGGATGAGACGTTCGCTCAATTCCGTGATTTCAATAATGAACGCCTTCGTGTCGCCTGGGAGTCGCAGGACTGGCCCGACCTCACCCGTGTCGCCCAACTGACAGTCACCAATGATGGTGCTGGCTTGGTTACTGCTGCCATTCCTGCTGATGCCGGAGAAGTATTCACCTGTTACGACAAAGACCCTCTCGTAACCACTAAGGCTGTTACGTTGACCTTCCGTCTGTATGACGATGGTATTACGCAGAAACTAGTCTTTGCGTCAGACCCTGGCACTGTCTACGGAGAGTATCGCATCAAACGTCCAGAACTTGTTGGCGATCTGTATGCAACAACCGTTGGTTACTCTGTTGGCGCTCAATGCTACTTTGACTCTGGCAGTGGTACTGGTACTTATACTCCCGTAGCCGGAAAGCCCCATTACGGCAATTTCTACAACTGCATCGAGGCTACCACGGCCGGTCAGTCCCCGTCCACGCATCCCTCCAAGTGGCAGATTGTGACCATCCCTTACCTCTTCGCCTCGTATATGGCGCGTGGTTCTTTTGCCGACTGGCTTCGTTCCGAGCTGCAAATCGAAGCCTCCCAGGTCGCAGAGGCTGAAGCCGAGCGATATATCATTGATGCTATCGACATCATCCTTCGCCAGCAGAAGCAAGTCAACCGCATCAATATGAATCAAACCTACTAATTTATGTCGTATATCTCATCCTCATCTCCGTTTGTCCGAACCTTTACGCATTCGGATGTTTCGGCCTCTAGTGCCGGGATTACTCAAATCCTTGCTGCTGCTTCGGCTACTGAGAAGCGTATCATTGTGTTCGTCCAGAACAAGTCTGCTACCGCCAACCTGTATGTTATCTACAGCGCCACGGCTAGTGTTGGCATCCTAGTGCCACCCCTGTCTAATACGAGCATTGAGAACTACACGGGTGCTGTCCGTGTGACTACGGACTCTGCTACCTCGTCTACGGTTCACCTCGCAGTCGCACAGGTCTAATGGCTCTACAAGCATCTGTTGGTTTTCAGATCCCTACGAATGTCGTAGAGGTCGGTAACGAGATTAGTGCTGACCAGTTGGGGGCTATTACAAGTGCCTCTACTCCGTCAGCAGCTAATCCTATGGCTACGCAGTCCTTTGTAACAGGACAGGGCTTTCTTAATTCTGCGTCTGGTATCCAGAGTAGCCAACTTCCAGTTAAACAAATTAACACAGGGTCTGTAACAATTGATGAATCCGATAATTATTACATTTATATTATTGGTGACCCCCACACGCTTACAATTGATGATGAAGCAAATAACAACCCTGCAATTGGAACTGAAATTACTGTAGTGCATTCTGGTACGACTGGACAACTTTCTTGCGGAGGTTCTGTTACTTGTAACGGCTCAACTGGTTTTGGTCTTCCCGCTAGGAAAGTTCTCAAACTAGTTAAAACAGCGGCTAACACTTGGTGGATTGATTAATTTATAATTTTATGTTCACATTCCTAATCTCCCTTACTGCTGTCATTCTTGCCTTTGCTGGTGGTTTCTACGCTGGCGTTAAGAACGCTGGCTCGTCCAAGGTCGCTAAGTTCAAGGAACTGGAAGACACGCTGAAGAAGTAATGCCAGCCCGTGAGTACGTAGTCGATGGTGACCAGGGGTTCATCGGCTTGAACTCAAGGGACAACCCGGTCAATCTGGGTAAGAACTTCGTCTCCAGGTCGCAGAACTTCCGTATGGATCGTGGCGTTGCCACCTTACGGAAAGGGGCTGAACGGCTTACCCCAGCTGCGTTTGTAGCCACAGGTCGTCAAGTCTATGCCAGCTGCACTTACACAGAAAGCACAGGCACGGAGTACATCATCCTCATCTGCGGTGACGGCCTGTACAAGTTCAACCAAGAACTGGAATCTTTTGCTGCACCGTTCGTAGCATTTCCGGCAGGAGAAATCATCACGGCTTCTGATGATGTTGATGCCTACCAAGCCCAAGGTAGCGGATATGTCTATATCTGCCGTGGGTTTCTTAAGTCAGTCCTTCGCTGGGATGGGGCTACGACCATCGCTGTTCCTGGCTTTGGCGTACACCACAACTACCCTGCCAGCCGTCACGCCATTTACTATGGCAATCGTCATATCGTACAGACGGATGGCAATACCTTCAAGGTAAGCCATTATCTCAAGGACGACACTTGGACTGCGCTGGATATGTTCAGCATTAATGACGGTGGTAATGACCGTCTGGTTGCTCTTACGCCTTGGACTCTGAATGAGTTCGTGGTGTTTATGCGTAACAGCATCTTCTACGCTAATGTTGGCGTAGGTGCTTATAATTCCGGGAATACAGTTACTGAGTCCGACTCCTATGTTAAGTCCTTGGCTACCGATATCGGCTGTATCGCCAAGAAGTCTGTGGTACAGGCCGGTGGTGGTATCTTCTTCCTGTCCGATAACGGGGTCTATGTGGCTAACCCAGCCGGAACTGGATCGGCTGGGACGAACGCCTCTACCCCAGAAGGGATGCGTCTCTTGACCCTGTCTGAGCCGTTGTCCTCCCCTATTTCGGATGTCATCGAGCGTATCAACTACAACTATGTTGATAAGGCTGTGGCAGTCTATTTCGAGAACCGCTACTACCTGGCAGTTCCGTTAGACTCATCCACGATTAACAATTCGGTCTTGGTCTACAACTTCGTCAATAAGGCTTGGGAGTCCGTAGACACCTATCCTGCCGGGTTCGACATCAAGTCATTCCATATCGCCAAGAAAGGAAACCGTCGTCGTTTATTTGCCATCGACCAACAAGAAGGCATTTACCTTATGGAGAGCCTGGAATGGGATGAGTACGGCAGCTCTACAGGTACTCCAATTCTGGATGACCCTTCTTTCAAGTTAGACTCTGTTGGTGCTACCCTGCTTTCCGGGACATTTACTCCAAATGTCATCCAAGGAGTGCTTACGACCCGTGCGTATGCATTTGAGACTAACCGTGAGAAACGGTTTTCCAGCGTACAGACGGACGTGTCTATGACCGTTGGCGCGGATATGTACATCGACCTTCTGGTAGTAAACCCAGACAGCACGACCCGGCTTAACTCCTTCTCTGCCGATGCCGACGAGGATTATCTTCTTCGACTCCCGGCTCGCAAATCTGGGTATTATGCTCAAGTTAAGTATACGGTAAACGCATACAGGCCTTCCATCCGATCCACAACAATCCAAGCAATCGTTCCAGGTCAAATGACCGCATCTAAAAAATAATGGCTCAAATCCAATCACCGATTACATTCCTTTCGGGGGATGTATTAACGGCAGCTAATCTTAATGCTCACGTAAATAGCGCAACCCTATTGCCTGGTCACATCAACGACCAGACGGCTATTGCTGCCTTTGACATTCAGTCCACGGACACCTTTAACATCTATGACTCCTCTGGGGCTGTGCTTCGGAAGGCTACTGTAGATGACCTGTTCCGTTCCGGGATGATTGCCAAGTTCGACAACATCAGCGGTAAGTCTGGTCAGAACCTGGCAATTACCCCTGCAAGTGGATATGCTGTCGCAATCAACGGCAACCTTACTTCAAGCGGCACATTGGCTGTCACAAGCACATCGACCCTTAGCGGTGATGTTACTGCTGGTGCTAACCTTACGGTGACCGGCCTTGCTACATTCAACACAACTGAGGCAATCAAACTTCCTGTCGGGACTACAGCCCAGCGTCCCGGTACTCCAGTAACAGGTCAAATCCGTTTCAACTCAACAAACCTTCTCACAGAGGTATACAATGGCACGATCTGGGAGGAGGTCGGCGGCGGCCCTTTTGACGGTACTGGTGGCAATCAGACGATTGCGCCAGACAATACCACATACAGCGGAACATTTACATCCGCTGACGGGCTTAAGGTTGTAATTACGAGTGCTGGTCACTCGGTAAGGGTAAACGAGTCTATTGATTTGTTTGGCTCTATTGCCCTTTACTCTGGTCGATGCGTGGTAAAGGAAACCACCACGAATACATTTACGGTCTATCTGAATGTAGCTGCTGTTCCGAACAGCGGAACTTGTACATTCAAAATCAAACGCAAATACAAGTACCACATCTTCACATCAAGTGGCACTTTTGTTGCTGGTTCTAAGGATGGCGTTGTTGATGTTCTTGTTGTTGGTGGCGGTGGTGGCGGCTGGGATGTAGGTGCTGGCGGTGGAGGTGCAGTCGTGGAAGTTTACGACTACCCACTAACCGCAGGAACTACATATTATGCTACGGTTGGGAGTGGTGGATCTGGTGGCAATAGTTCGTCCCTAACCCCATCAATTGGAGGTGCTTCCGTTTTCGGAACAATTACCGCTACTGGTGGAGGCATCCCTACTAATGCAAGTGGCGTTTATTACAACGGCCCAAGCGGAAGTGGAACTCACGGCGCTGTTTCTTACCCCGGTCTAAGATGGCAGGCTGGCTTTATGTATGGTGGTGCTGGTGCTGGTGGACAGTCTGAAAACTTCGTAGCACCAGGAAGTGGAACTGTTTACAAGTTGCGAGGTGGCAATGGCATCTTTTCCTCAATTTCCGGCATTCCAACTGGATACGGTGGTGGCGGTATGAATGGTCAATATGCAGTTGGCGCGAATCCATCTGGATACAATGCGACATCCATTTATGGAGAAGGAACGTATCCTCCAAATCAAGATGGTCGTGCTAACACTGGCGGTGGAGGTGCGTCATATAGTGTTTCCCCGTTCACGATGAATGGAGGAAATGGCGGTTCTGGAATTGTCATTGTTCGCTATCTGTCTTGGGTGTAACTTTATAATATTATGGCTACAAACGACACCAATCAATATTTAGGGGAAATGCAGGGTGCGTTAAACGCACAAGGCAACATCCTGCCTCAACAGGCCGGTATGGAGGCGCGTCTTGCGCCAATGATGACCCAAGCCCAACTGGGTGGTTACGGTCAATACGTCACCGGGCTTCTTGGTACATACGGAAGCCTCAATCAACCCACCCAGCAGTTCCAGACCCAGTATGCTAATCAGCAACTTGGTATGCTTGGCGGTCTTGGTGCTGGTGCTACCGCAGCTGCCATTGGATCGCTCGACGCTACGACCCGTGGCATCTACAGCACCTTCGGCAACCAGGCTTTGTCTGACCTCCAGTACGGCAGTAGCCTAAGCGCACAGGAAACCGAGCAAGCCCAGCAAGCTGCACGTGCCGCCGCCCAAGCCCGTGGTCTTCAGTTCAGCCGTCAAGGTGGCGATCTGGAGATTCTGAACACCTACAATATGGGTCAGAAGCGTCTCAAGGAACGCCAGGCTACAGCCCTGCAAGCCTATGGTCTTGGTCAACAGCAACAGGCTTATGGCGCTCAAACCTTCCTAACGCCATCCTACAACGCCTCCCAGCCGTTTGGTCTTGCCGGAATGTATCAGACTGGAATCGCTGGCTACGGCAACCTTGGTCAATCCTTCCTCACGCCAGAGTCTCAGTACCTTGCCAACATCCGAGCCAATCGTATCCAACAGGAGAACGCTGATGCGGCTGCTGCTGCTCAGAAGTCTGCTGGTATGATTGGAGGCATTGCTCAACTCGTTGGCACTGCCGTTGGTCTTGGCATCCGCAAATAATCTATGGCATCTCCTTTCCAGAAATACCAAAGCGAACAAATCAACCAAATCCCCGCTGGCTATGTAGAGGCTATGGGGTCGGTTGGTAAAGCCTATCAACAGGCCGGTGCAGCCATCGCTGGGGGACTCCAGGAGGCTGACAAGCGGGCGCAGGAAGAAGCCAAGATGCAGGGTGCGTTAGCCCCTTACATCAAGAACGACCAACGAGTCCAAGCCGTTGAAGGGATGATTCGTGGTGGAACGCTTGTAAAGAAAGATGACGGTACTGTTGAAGTTAATCCGATTTATAAAGACGTTTGGGACTCTGCCAAGGCAAAGCCCATTATGGACTTCTACAACCAGACTGGTGGCGACGGCTCTAAGTTGACCGGCCCTGCTCTGACCAAGTTCGCTACCGAGTTTGAAGCCCAGCAGAAGTATGACTCTGCACAGACAGCCAAGGAAGACGCAAAGTTGGCGCGAGCCGAAACACAGGCTAAAATCGATAAGTTACGTGCCGAAGCAGCTGAGAAACTTATGAACGCCACCGGGAATAAAATCCTTGGTGAGTTCGCTGCCGACCCATTTGGTTCTTCTGCTCCTACGTC